AAACAGAATCTGGAGCAACATACGTCCATAGAGGAATGGCTCAAAGATCTTTCACTAGAACATGGACCCTCAGTGACGAGACGGAAGTTAGATCAGTTAGCTTTGAGGATGGGTTGCTGAGTATTGAACTTGGTAAAGTAGTTCCAGAACATCATCAAAGGAAGGATTATCTATAAATCCTGACTAATTTTTGCTGTGGTTGATACAGAAGTGTATCATAGTGATACAGTATAATATAGATAGTTATGTACAATTAGGAGGACGACTTATGAACTTAACAGCCGCCACTCTTTTCATTGGGACCGCAATGACTCTTTTTAGTAGTTGGACCCTCGGCAGTGTACTACCCTAATGGTCCGCCCACAGCAGAAATTTTTCTAACAACTCAATAAATATATCCATAATGCTAAATGCTTATGGGTCTCATTCTTCTCGCCTCATTTGCCGCAATAGTCATTGTTGCATCACTAATCGCACCTAAAGAATAAATACAACTGAATATCGTCGCCGCAGGGGGCAACTGGCAAAATCCAGTTGATTCCCCTCTTTTTTTGTGTTAAAATGGAGTTGACTCTTTTCTTATAATATGCCCTGGTTGAGTCTAGCAATTTTATTTCCGATTGCGTGTGCGTTATTCATTCCTCTGCTCCCAGATGGGAACAAGGTAGTTAAGTGGTATTCACTTGGCGTCACACTAATTACTTTTTTGATTACAGTAGCGGGATACGTTAATGGATACGATCCTGATATTAGTAGTCTTCAAATGGTGGAGAAATATACATGGGTTCCTCAACTAGGACTTTCCTGGTCTGTAGGAGCAGATGGTCTTTCAATGCCTCTCATTCTGCTTTCTAGTTTCATTACAAGTCTGGCGGCACTTGCTGCTTGGCCAGTTACATTCAAACCAAAACTGTTCTACTTCCTACTCTTGCTGATGGATGGTGGACAGATTATGGTCTTCGCAGTTCAGGATTTGATTCTGTTCTTCCTGTCTTGGGAACTTGAACTTGTTCCTGTGTATCTGATGATTTCTATCTGGGGCGGTAAAAAACGCCAGTATGCCTCTACAAAGTTCATTCTATACACTGCGGGTAGTTCCCTGTTTATTCTTCTTGCAGGATTGGCGATGGGATTCTGGACTGGAACACCCAACTTTGAATACACCTATCTGATGGAGCAGGGTTTCCCATCTAATTTCCAACTCTGGTGTTATGGTGCATTCCTGATTGCTTTCGGTGTAAAACTGCCGATTGTTCCATTCCACACCTGGTTGCCCGATGCCCACGGTGAGGCAACAGCACCAGTTCATATGCTGCTGGCGGGTATCCTACTCAAGATGGGTGGATATGCTCTTCTGCGATTCAACTGTCAACTTCTTCCAGAAGCACATAAGGTGTTTGCACCAGCACTGATTATTATGGGTGCTGTGAATATCATCTATGCAGCACTCACATCTTTCGCACAGAGAAATCTGAAACGAAAGATTGCTTACAGTTCAATCAGTCATATGGGATTTGTGCTGATTGGTGTTGGTAGTTATAGTGCTCTTGGTACAAGTGGTGCGATGCTCCAGATGATCAGTCACGGATTGATTGGTGCCTCTCTGTTTTTCCTGGTGGGGGCAACATATGACCGAACTCATACCCTTCAACTGGATGAGATGGGTGGAGTTGGTAAGAGTATGAAAGTAATGTTTGCTTTATGGGTGATGTGTTCTATGGCGTCACTTGCTCTGCCTGGTATGAGTGGATTCATCAGCGAATTGATGGTCTTCACTGGATTTGCCACCGATACTGTGTATGCTCTTCCATTCCGTGTTGCACTCTGTCTTGTATCTGCTATTGGTGTTATCCTCACTCCGATCTATCTGCTTTCAATGCTTCGGGAAATCTTCTACGGTAAACCGAACCCTGAACTGGTCGCTCATACCAATCTTGTGGATGCCGAACCTCGTGAGGTTTACATTGTGAGTGCTCTTCTGGTTCCTATCATTGTGATTGGATTGTATCCCAGGATTATGACAGATACATATAAGAGTTCAATTGATGCGTTGGTTGCTCGCGATAAGGCAGCATTAGTTCGCCCACAATTGGTTCGGACTTTTACCCCACCAACCGTCTAACTATGCTATAATACGTAGAGGAAAAAAACACTAAGATGACTGTTAAATTATTACTCCTGAAGACAGGAGAAACTCTTGTTAGTGATGCTAAAGAAGTTATTCAAGAGGAACAAACTCGCGGATATCTTCTCTCGGAACCTCAGATTGTTGATGCTCACGAAAAAACAATGCTGATGGAAGCTGATAGTGGCAAGGGTAATTATGAGTTGGATGTTGTTCTTCGTCCCTGGATGCTTCTTTCTAGTGATAAGGAATTTGTAATTGCAACAGATATTGTTGCTACTATTTGTGAACCAATTGCTAGCATTAAAGATATGTACGAGCGTAAAGTCACACCTGTACCATTGTCTGAAACGGAGGTTGTAAGTGAGTAATCCAGTTAAATGTCTTTTGATTGAGACATCTCTAATTATCTCTGAAGTTGAAGAACTCGACGCAGAGATTGGTAATCCCGACTGTAAGTTAATCAAACCTTATCGTTTTCTTGGGATTGATAAAATGGAACCATGGGTTGAGGCTTCCAATCAAACTGAATACATGATAAGATCTAGTGATATTCTTACTATCGCAGATCCAACTCCAGAAGTCGTTGAAGCGTACTTGAAACTTACAGAATGAGATTTTACACGAACGTCCAAATGGTCGGGGATCACTTCTTGGTCCGAGGTTATGAAAATGGTCAACATTTCGCAACCCGAGAGAAGTTTTACCCGACTCTTTTTGTTGAATCAAAAGGAAAAACCAAGTATAAAACCCTTGAAGGTGATTATGTCCAATCAGTTGAACCTGGAACTGTTCGTGAGTGTCGTGAATTTATCAAGCGATACGATGGTGTAGATAACTTCAAGATCTACGGAAACGACAGGTATATCTATCAGTACATTTCTGAGAAGTATCCTGAAGAAGAAATCAAGTTTGATACTACTAAAATTAAAATCTCTACGATTGATATTGAGGTCAAGTCTGAGAATGGATTCCCTGACGTTGAGTCTGCTGCTGAGGAAGTCTTGCTCATCACAGTGCAGGATTACACTACCAAACAGATTCGCACCTGGGGTCAGGGACCTTTCAATAATAAACAACAGAATGTTATCTATAAAGGTTTCTCCACTGAGTATGAACTTCTGAATGATTTCATCAACTGGTGGATGATTGAGAGTAATACTCCTGAGGTTGTCACTGGTTGGAATAGTGAACTGTACGATATGCCTTATCTGGTTCGTCGTATTGATAGAATCTTAGGTGAGAAGTTAATGAAACGTCTTTCACCTTGGGGTCTTGTTACAGAAAAGGAAACATATATTGCAGGTCGTAAACACATTTCTTATGATGTTGGTGGTATTACGCAACTTGATTACCTAAATCTTTATAAGAAGTTCACTTATAAGGCGCAAGAATCCTATCGACTGGATTATATTGCGAGTGTGGAACTTGGGCAGAAAAAACTTGATCACTCTGAGTTTGATACATTCAAAGATTTCTATACTAACGGTTGGCAGAAGTTTGTAGAATACAATATCATTGACGTGGAACTTGTTGACCGTATGGAAGACAAGATGAAACTGATTGAATTAGCAATCGTTATGGCATATGACGCTAAAGCGAACTATGCTGATGTGTTCTCTCAGGTTCGTATGTGGGATACTATCATTTACAATTACCTTAAGAAGAGGAACATTGTAATCCCTCCCATTGTCCGTTCTGATAAAGACTCTAAGTATGCAGGTGCATATGTCAAGGAACCGATTCCAGGAAAGTATGATTGGGTGGTTAGTTTTGACCTTAATAGTCTCTACCCTCACCTTATTATGCAGTACAATATCTCGCCAGAGACACTTTTGGACGAGAGACATCCCTCAGCTACGGTTGATAGAATCCTTGAGGAAGAAATAAACTTTGAACTGTATAAGGACAATGCTGTCTGTGCTAACGGTTCAATGTATCGGAAGGATGTGCGTGGATTCCTTCCAGAGTTGATGGATAAGATCTATAAGGATCGAACCATCTACAAAAAGAAGATGCTTCAAGCGAAACAAGAATATGAGAAGACTCCAACTAAAGCACTGGAGAAAGAGATTGCGCGATGTAACAATATTCAGATGGCTCGCAAGATTCAACTCAACTCTGCATATGGTGCTATTGGTAATCAGTACTTTAGGTACTATAAACTGGCCAATGCGGAGGCGATTACGCTTTCTGGTCAAGTCTCTATCCGTTGGATTGAGAATCGGATGAACAAGTACCTGAACAAGGTATTGAAAACTGAAGGTGAGGATTATGTTATTGCTTCTGATACCGATTCCATTTATCTTAATATGGGTCCTCTGGTTGACAGTGTATACAAGGGAAGAGAGAAAACTACTGAAGGCGTTGTCACGTTCCTTAATAAGGTGTGTGAGATGGAACTTGAAAAGTATATTGACCGTTGCTATGAAGAACTCGCGAACTACGTAAACGCTTATGATCAGAAGATGTTTATGAAGCGTGAGAACATCGCTGAACGTGGTATCTGGACTGCGAAGAAGCGATACATTCTCAACGTATGGGACAGTGAAGGTGTTCGTTATGAAGAACCCAAACTGAAGATGATGGGTATTGAAGCAGTTAAGTCTTCTACACCTGCACCGTGTCGGACGATGATTAAAGAAGGTCTCAAACTGATGATGAACGGCACTGAAGATGATGTCATTAAGTATATTGATAAGTGTCGTGCAGATTTCAAGAAACTTCCACCAGAAGAAATTGCTTTCCCCAGATCGGTCTCAGATGTGGTAAAATACCGTTCTTACGCAGACATCTATGTAAAAGGAACTCCTATTCATTGTCGTGGTGCTCTTCTCTTCAATCACTATATTAAGGAGAAGAAACTAACGAATAAATATTCACTCATCAATAACGGGGAGAAAATCAAATTCCTGTATTTGAAGAAACCCAATATTATTCGGGAGAATGTTATCTCATTCATCCAGGATTTTCCACGGGAACTCGACCTTGACAAGTACATTGACTATGACTTACAATTTGAAAAGAGTTTTGTCGAACCTCTCAAGGCAATCCTTGATGCAATTGGGTGGAATGTAGAAAAAACTGTAAACTTGGAATTATTTTTCGGCTAAATGGAACTGCCTATCAACGACAAAGAACTCGCTACTATTGTAAGTGCTCTCCGCCTTGGTGGTGATGCTGCTCTCTATCAGAAACTCACTCGAATCAAAGAGATCCGTGATGCTAACCCAGGCGGACCTTATAAAAAAATTGCCCGTGAAGAATTTGGATTTGTTATTTAATGGACTTTCTTAAAGAAATTGTAAAAGAGATCGGAGATGACTACACAAAACTCGCATCCGATATTGATGATACTGAAGAATTTGTGGACACGGGTTCGTACATTTTTAACGGACTTGTTTCAGGGTCTATATTTGGTGGTGTATCTAGGAATAAGATTACTGCCATTGCTGGCGAGTCTAGCACTGGAAAAACTTTTTTCTCCCTTGCTGTCGTCAAGAACTTTTTGGATTCTAACCCTGACGGGTATTGCCTATATTTTGACACTGAAGCCGCTGTTAACAAGTCTCTACTCGCAAGTCGCGGGGTAGATCTGGATCGCACAGTTGTTGTCAATGTTGTCACTGTAGAAGAGTTCCGAAGCAAGGCACTCAAGGCGGTGGATCTATACCTAAAAAAACCTGAAGATGAACGCAAGCCTTGTATGTTTGTGTTAGACTCTCTTGGTATGCTTTCCACAGAGAAGGAGATCACTGACGCACTCAACGATAAACAAGTTCGGGATATGACCAAATCCCAACTTATCAAAGGTGCGTTCAGGATGTTGACACTGAAACTGGGGCAGGCTAACATTCCAATGATTGTTACTAACCATACCTACGATGTTATCGGTGCATACGTTCCAACCAAAGAGATGGGTGGCGGTTCTGGTCTTAAGTATGCGGCGTCCACGATTATTCATCTACTAAGAAAAA